GGCCTTCACCGGGGAAGATGGAGGGGAAGATGATATAGTTGACACTTGCACCGGCAGCGCCCGGCACTTCCTAAGACCAAGGAGGTCCGTAATAGTATGAGTAAAAGAGAACCTGATGCATTCATAGTTACAACTGATGATGGATGGGATGTTGTTAATAGTGATATTCTGGACAGGTACGTTATTAAATCCGCAGAAGAAGATGATGGTCAAGGAGGTGGGGTTAGTAAGCAGATTAAGGATGATGGATGGGATTATAATGACCTCCATGAACCTTTATACAATCCTGAACAGTTAACAGACCTCTTAGAACGGAACACTTACCACGCCCAAGCTTGCAGTGTGGTGGCCAGAGAGTCCGGTGGATTGGGATTCAGCATTAAGCCAGTATCAGAAGAAGAAAACCCTGATGATGAACATAAACGGGTTTTAATCAAGTTTTTTAAAAGTTTCAAAATTAATGATGTGTTATATCGTAGGCAGTATGATCGTGGAAGTATAGGTTATGGTGCTATTGAGATCATCCGGGAAGGGGGAAACAAGAGTGAATTGTTAAGATTGGATCACATCCCCAGTCACACATTACGAAGGCATAAGGATGGGAAGAGAGTCAAGCAACAAATAGGAAATAAGACAGTTTGGTTCATATTATACGGCACAAATAAGGATCGTAATGGTGAGATTCTTTTTGACGTGGACAGCGAAACTGGAGAGATACACCCTCCTAACAGCCTACCAGTCAAACGATTAGCAAACGAAATCCTATGGAGTCTTGATTACACCCCCAAATCACATTACTATGGAATGCCAAGAGTGATTTCAGCCATAGGAGCCATATATGGCGATATAAGCTGTAGAGAGTATAATAATTCATTTTTCACAAACTATGGAATGCCCGCCTTCGCCGTGACTGTTACAGGAGACTTTGAAACTTACGATAAGGTTCCAGGAGATGAAGGGTATGATGAGACCAAAACACTCAGATATAAGATGTCTCAACAATTAAAAGAAGTCATCAAAAACCCTCACAGCGCAGTGACCATCCTCATACCTTCAGAAGGAGAGGATGGTAATGTTGAAGCAAAAATACAACCACTCAGTGTTGAAACCAAAGAAGCATCTTTCAGACTATACAGGAAAGATAACCGGGATGAAGTCCTGGCAGCTCACCGAGTACCAGCATACAGATTAGGAATAAATGAAACCGGAAGACTAGGCGGCAGCAACAGTGCAGAATCATCTAAAATATACAAAACAAGCGTCCTGGAACCATTACAAAGTGATGATGAATATGATATGAACTGGCTCATCCGTGAAGAATTCGGATTCACAGACTGGGAATTCCAGTTAGAAGACATTGATATTAACGATTTTGCCGGTGATGTAATAATAGCAGAAAAGATGTTCAACATGGCCAGCATGACACCAAGAGATAACATACGATACTTCGGGGAACGTTTCGGAGTTAAAGATGACCCTAACAATCCATTTTTAGATGAATATTACTTGAACGGCCAACCACTAGAAAAGGTCTGGAACCCCACCCCTGATGTGGACCCACCAGGAACCAACACAGTTCTCAGTGATTTGGAAGATTCGATAATTGAAGACATGGAGGTATCCAGTGCTAACCCTGAAAACACGGTTTCAGCAGTCAAAGCAGCTTTTAAACGACTTAAAGCAGGATTATAATAATCGTTTAGCTGCTGAGAAAGAATTATCTCAACAATTATCAGCTCTTTTCCTTGCAGCTGAAAAACAGATCCTCATAAACCTAAAATCCTTTGACGAAATTCCAGCTGATTTTTATTCCATTATATCACCTCTTGATGATTTAAGGGTTGTTTACACTCCATTAATAGCACAAAACAATGTGGAACATTTCATCAGAGGCTATGGTAGAACTGCAACATTGATTAGGTTAGCAAAATCAGAACTTACTCCGAATGTTGCGTCTAAAGCCTTAAAACCCAAACCCTCTAAAAATACTACTATTATTATTGACAGAGGGGATGATTTCTTTGGCATTGATGAGACAACCCTTGAATACATTGAGAACAAACAATTTGTAGCATCACAAAGAGTGATGGACAGAGTGAATACGACTATTTCTAAAAACCTTTCAAAGAGTTATAATGATGGTGTTGGTATTGATAATGCCGCCCGGAACCTGCGAAAAGAGTTCAATAAACTTGAAGGATATGAAGCCAAAAGGATAGCTCGGACAGAGATTAACAGTGCCCAGAATATGGGTGCTTTCCGAGCATACGCTGACTTTGACATTCAATATCATCAATGGTGGAGTGGTCAGGATAACCGGGTTAGGGATAGTCATGTCCAGTTACATGGGCAGATAGTCCAGGTGGATCAGACCTTTGAGAATGGCCTAATGTATCCGGGAGATATGAATGGCAGTATTGAAGAATGGATTAACTGCCGGTGCACCACAGTACCCTACCTAATGCCACTTGGTTTTATGGCCCCACCTGGTGTGTCTTACTTCTACGAATCAGATATAATACCTATACCTGGTTTTGACCAGGACAAAGTTTTTGCCATTCTTGATGATTTTTAAATTAAATATAATCCCCCACCTTTTTTTTGGGTGCATGATTTAAGGGGAAGGAGGTGATGACTTCTGGACTTCATATTAATCTATCTTATCCTAGCCCTAGCTCTCTTAATCATTATAATTGATTTAATGATTATCCCCTTCTGTGAAGGGGTTAAAAAAGCATTTGAACACCATGAAACCAAAGAAAAGTTAACAAAAATGTTTGAAGAATAATCAAAAAAAAAACTTATTTAGTTTTTTTTTTGATAGGAGGCGATTTTTTTATGGGAAAATTAAGTTCTAAAGCAAGACCAACAGCTCCAGGCAGTGTAAATGCCCTGGAAGACCAAATTCGAAGAGCAATCAAAGACACATTCCGAACAGATCCGAAGAATAACGACATCAACACGTATCCACGGGATATTATACCTGACAAACCAATCAAATCCGGAACCGTGATAGTGGAAGACTACAGCGACGACAAGTATTATTCCATAAATTTTTCGATGAATGAAAACAATGAAATTGTTCTTGGCGAAAAAACAGAAGTAAAACAAAAAATAGAATACGAAGCCGTTAAATCAAGCGTTTTAGCTGTTGAAAAATCAAAGGATCATGTCATGCTAACAGGAACGGTTCTCATTCCAGGGGAACCTGACTGCGACTATGAAAATGGTGAAGAAATCCTCACTGCTGAAAAAGTGGCGAAGATAGCGCATGAATTCATGAATTACAGGATAATTGATAAAGAACACGAATTCCTGGTAACTAAGAAAAACATGGGCGACCCTGTGGAATCATGGTTACTCGATGCTCCCCGTGTTATGAAGAATATCATGGGTGAAGAGCGCGAATATCCTATGGGCACATGGGTTGTTAAAAGTAAAATAACCGACCCTGAAATGATGAAATTAGCAGAGAAAGGAGAATTAGCTTATTCAGTGTCCGTCCTTTCAAAAGAAGATGCAGATAAAATTATGGCATCTAAAAACCGGGTTTTAATAAAAGATATTGATAACCCTGTTGGATTCACCATTTCCCTGACAAAAAATCCTTGTGTGGATAATAGTTGCAGTGTGAAAAGTGCAACGAAAGCAGGTCGTGTGATTTCAAAAGAGAATAAAACGATACTTGAAAACATTCGGGATATGATTACTGGCCTGATAAGCCAGGCGGAACCCAAAAAAGATAAATCTGATAGCGGAGGCGATATTATGACCGAGAAAGTAGAAAAAAAGGAAGAAAGTAAAGAATACGTCGAAAAATCCGATGTTGAAAAAATGGTGAGAAAAGCAGTTGAAGAAGTCCTTGAGGCTAAAAAAGAACCACTTAAATGCCCTGAATGTGGGGCTGTGGTTAAAACTGATGATAAGTTTTGCAGTGAATGCGGAACCGGACTTACCAGTGAAAAGAAAGAGAAAAAGGAAGAAAAAGCAGAGAAAAAGGAAGAGGTAGGGGGAGGAGCTTCTAAATCGTTGAAACCCAGCGGGAATGATAAGCCCACTCCTGCAGTTAAATCCTTTGAGGAAGTGTTAGATCGTGACATTTACGGTCGTAAATTATAGTAGATATATAAATCGGAGGCGATAAAAATGGCAATGAGCAATGGAGACATGTTAGCACGGATTTCAGCAGCATTTAAAGATATAACCACCACTACCACCCTTGGTGCGAGTGTCTTACAACCAGCATATTTCAATAAATATGTTCAAGCTGCCACCCGTGACAAGACAATACTATCGGAGGCAAGACTCATTCAGATGACTGCCCAGGTTCAGAATATTGATCGGGTGGAGTTTGGTAAGAAAATACTTCAAAAAGTAGCGGAAGGTGAAGAAGACACCGCTCAAAAGCCTACCTTTAAACAGGAGCAGTTGATGGCTGAAGAGTTCGGGGCAACGGTGGGGATCACTGACAAAGCAATGCGGAGAAATATTGAGGGTAAAAACTTCAACACCACACTGGTGCAGATGATAGGTTCCAAAGCAGGTGAAGACTGGGAATCTCTAGCTGTTGGTGGAGACACTGACAAATACGCTGAGGAAAGTGTGATGAAAACTCAGGATGGTTGGATTAAGAAGTCAACTAACAAAATCTATGGAACCGGAACGGGCAAAGCTTTTGACAAGAATAAAACTGTCACTGACATGATGAGAGCCATGTTAAAAGCACATCCTCGTAACTATCTGAAAAATCGTGCCAATCTCAGATTCTACTTAAACAGTGACCACTTTGATGGTTATCTGGATGAAGTTGGAGAAAGGCCTACATTAGTAGGTGATGAAGCAGTGGGTAACAACGTAGCACGACCATTTAAGGGCATACCTGTTCGTGAAGCTGCGGTTCTTAACGACGAGGAAATATTAGACACTGACAGTGGGTATGGTAATGTTGCAATGCTGCAAAACCCTAACAACATGGTTTTAGGTATCTTCTTTGAGGTGACTATTGAAGCGGATAGGATGCCTAAACTGAGAAGAACGGATTGGGTGTTAACCCAGGAAACTGATCAGAACTATGAAAACCCAGCTGCAAATGTTGTGGCATTAGCTGATCAGACTAAACCAGTACCATAAAAAAAAAATGAGGGAGATGATGAACGATGTTAGGAGTAATCAAAGCAATTAGGGAACAAACGGAAGTTTTGAAGGAGAACAGTCTTGCGGTGAGTGTTCTTTCTGTTGGTGAGGTGATTGTTGAGAAAATCACTGCTGTCAGTGGTAAGGATTTAGTGGTTGCAATAGCAACCGGTAAAAATGTCCTTTTCAAAAAAGCAACGGCAACTAAGGTTACTATCACTGATGAGGGGAATATAACTGCTGCTGGTGGGTTTGCAGGAGATTTAACCGGAGATGTGACTGGTAACCTTGAAGGAACACTCGCAGTCCATGAAACCGGAGCCGCAACCGGTGCAGCACCAACCGAAACAGAAGTAGCAGCAGAATTCGGAGCAGCATCAGAACAAGCCAAAGCCGGGATAGTTGGAATCTTCAAAGTAACCGGTGGGTTGAGTTATTTGGTTGTGACCGATAAAACCAGTTACCAAATCGTTGCATTAGCAGAAGCAGGAACCTAAAAACCAAAAAAAAAGGAATATAGAGAAACCCCCAAAAACATATTTTGAGGTGTAAATGGACTTATGACAAACACAACAACATACTGCACAACCGAAGAAGTCATAGGCCTCACCGGAGTCACCCCAAAAAAACTTAAACTTGACGAGGATGACAATGACGGCCTCCACACCCTCATAAACACATGGATAAGTCAAGCTGAAAGCCTGATCAACGGATACTGTCACACCAAATGGGATGAAACCAGTGTGCCCGGAGCTGTGAGTAATGTTTGCCTCCGCCTAACAGCCAACATGGTAGCTTTAGCAGTGGCCAGACGTGAAACAGCCCTAGTGAAAGTCAACGATTGGACAATCAAAATCAGTGATGACAACGTGTTCAACGACTCATTGAAATCAGATCTTAAACCCTTCACTGTTGACAAATCCACTAAATCAGACAGTGTTGAGTTCACAGCAGTAACAGGGGATGACCTCATACGATGAGTAACCAGTTAGGGGTGACTGTTCGACTTGATAAGAGTCCTGGAGAAACGACTAAAAAGGCAGTTCGCCGGGCTGTTGATTTATCAGTGATGGAACTGCGTGGAAACCTTCAACGGAACAGTCCAGTTGATCATGGGAAGATGCAGGGCAGCTGGTTAATAGCCGGACAGTTTACAGGAGAATTGAATCAGAAAATCATCAGCAGTGCAGTGTACACGAAATGGGTTAATGATGGGACTGGAATATATGGGCCACGTGGCCAGTTAATACGGCCTAAAACAGGCCGATTACTTGGACCTTTCAAATATAAGGGAAAAATGATTGCAGTTCCTTATGTTCGAGGTATAAGGCCACGTAAATTTGTTGAGAAAAGTATCAGACAGACAAAAAGAAGAGTGGCCGAGTTCACAATAAGGGCGGTCATGGAAACAGAAGGAGGGTCATAAAAACATGGCACGTGGGATAGTTAAAGGATTGGACGCTGTTTCAAGAACTGTACCTCATTATGTGACAACCGAGGCTAAAGAAGGAGGAATATTAGAAGATGTTAAAAACATCATTGTAGGGTATAAATCTGATGTTGGCGTTGACACTCCCATTGTTTGGATTATTGAACACCCTACAATACCATTACCTGGGAAAAAGGCGAACCTTAGCCATGTGAACTACCTTCAAACATCTTTTGAGTTTGTTTGTGTTGAATATGATAAGGATCCTAGGGTGGCATCAGAGAAAGCTAAGAACCTTGCAACCCGTGTAGGGGCAAGTATCCTTAAACATTTTAACACTTTAAAAGAAAACCCAGAAGACCCTGATCGCATCTTCCAGTTCGTGAATTTCAATGAACTGTTGCCTGATGGGGAGGTTAAAGTTGAAGGGAGTAATGAGTCTGTTCCGGTTGCAGCGATTATTTTCGATTTCATATATCCTATTCGTTGGCTGGAATGCATTTTGGAGGAATAAAAAACATATTATATATAAAAAAAAGATGGAATGGTGAATGAAAATGGGAGAAGAAGATAATGGAGTAAATGGAACTATGGAGTTGCAACGAGTCATAGGGCTTGTGGAAGAATCAGAATGGGGAGTAGTTGGTAATGAGAATCCTGATTTCCATATGGAAGTGACCAAATCTAGTTTACAGGGTGATAACGAACCCCTGAAACTTGAATCAGGATTAACCAGAGGATTAAGTACGGTGCGTACTGGTGCTTATACTCCACAACCAGAGTTTGACGGAGTGGCAGATTTAAAGACAATTGGACACTTCCTTAAAGGAGTATTAGGTGAGTATGTGTACACTGCTGGTGGGTCGGGTGAGATGAACACCCATGAGATTTATGGCCTGAGTAATATGTTACTACCCTCATTCACCCTATACGGCCATATGGACTTGTTCATCAAACAGATCACTGGTTTCATGATCGATGAATTCGGCATGGAAGTATCGGATGAATGGATAAACATCAGCGTCAAAGGATACGCAAAAAAAGACACCAAAACCGACAGTGTGCCAGCTCCTAGTGACCTGCGGATTATTGAAACCGCCATACCATTAGCTTTCTATGACATAGCCTTAGATTTTGATGGTAAAGCTCCTGATGGTGTTATATCCAGTTTCAGTTGGAATGTGAAAAACAATCTGAATGTGGATAAGAGTAGAGGATTGGGATCCAGGTTCTTGCAGAAGAAACCAGTGGCTGGTAAACGTGAGAATGAGATGGAGATTGAAACCAGTCTAACCCCTGAAACATTACGGTACATTGAAATGTTCGAGTACGGGGCTGAAGATGAAGACGAACCCACCGAGTGCCTACTCACCACAGTGCCACTTAAAATCGTTATAAAAGCCTGTGAACGACCAGACGAGAAATTAACTATATTGTTCCCTGATAACCTTTGCAGCATAGAATACAGTGCCAGTGGTAGTGATGCTATTGAACCGAAAATCAGTTTAAACGCCCTTTCCACTACGAACACAACACTAAAGGATGGTACAACAGACGTACTCGCAGACGTGGTCTGTACATTGGAGAATAACATGCCTGAAATAGTGCCGGGTGGTATTGATATGTTAATCGAACCAGTCGCCGCCTTTACCGGGTCACCATTAACAGGGACCGCACCACTGGAAGTCACATTCACGAACACTTCGACTGGTGAGGGTAATAAGTATAAATGGGATTTCGGTGATGGTGGAACTTCAACTACTAAGAACCCTAAACACACTTATGCAACAGCGGGGACGTATACTGTGAAGTTAACCGCTACTAACAGTGAAGGGGAAGATGAGGAAGAAAAAATTGATTACATAACTGTAAGTGAACCTGGACCATAGAACTGAAATGGAGATTAAGGGGAGAATGGTATATTAAGAGTTTGGAGGTATGACTATAATGGCATTGCGAAAAGAAGACATATTAAAAGGAGTAAACGACCCTGAACTAATAATGATAGAAACATTAGGGGGGGAATTACCCCTCCGTCCATTATCCAAAGTCGAATGGGGTCGGATAGAGAAAATAGAAGCCAAAGCCTACGGAGTGTTTGAGGCGAACGAAACCGCCAAACGGGGTAAACGCAAGTTGAAGGGCGGTATGATGGAAACCAAGGGTAAAATCGACTTGGAGAAACAGGCCGAAGCAGAGCTCAAAGGCAAACTTGAAACACTATATTTGTCCATGAATAACAGTCACCCTGAGTGTGATGAATGGAAGAAAGAAGACATTGGACGGATGAAATCCTCAGCCTTTGATGAAATCTTTGATAAGGTGAAGGAGTTGTCAGGGGTGACCGTTGAAAAAGAGGAGATTGACGAATTTCCTGAAGACTGATGAGGCTAAGGAGATAATATGGCTTGACTATTGTGGGTATCATCTCTGTGCAAGGCAGGTTGATATGACGAAGTGTCAAGCTTATTTTGTGAGTAAGGGGCGAATGGATTTGCATAATGAAATGAATAAAGTGGAGAAATAAATAAAGTGGACTAGAAGCCATGACCGGGGAACATATAAAGATGTGATCATGGTTTCCACTTTCAATCCCTTTACTATTTTCAATCCCTTTACTATATAAAAAGAGAATTTTGGACTAAGAAATCTACAGCCCCATAAAAGGCCGTAGAACTTTAATTTAATTTTTATAGGGAAAAAAAAGGTGTGATAGGTAATGGCTGCACTTATGGAAATCATCATTAAAGCAATAGACAAAGCCAGTGATGTTGCTGATAAAGTGCAAGGCAAACTCACCGGAATGGGTGATAAGGCCAGTAACGCCATGAACAAAGCCAGTGGCAGTAGTCAGAAATTCAACCAAGAACTCACCAAAATGGGCACAAACGGCATGAATGCCTATGCTAAGTTGAGTGCTAAGCAACAGCAGTATTTGCAGGGCACGACAAAGGGCCGGATGGCTGTTGACCAACTGGGACTGTCTGGAACCCGTATGGGTCAGCTGATGGCTTCTGGTATTGACCGTGCTAATAGTGCTATGAATACGGTTAAGCAGGCAGCG